TGCCGTATTGATTGAATACCCTACATTCAGACATGTCTACGATATCGAATACGATGACCTGAAAGTTATGGGAAAACGGGCCCTAAAAGAATCGAGAGTAGCGAC